CTGAAACAGACATAGTAATCCCTGATAGCCCTACTTCAGAAGAAATTAATGAATTAGCAGATGAATTAGTATCATCAATTACCGAATTATCTGACGAAGAGATCACCAACCTAGTAGAATCTATAGATGTAAGTGAATTAACCGAGGAATCAATCTCCGCTGTCTTTAGCGAAGAAGTACTTAACGAACTATCTGATGACCAGGTTACAGAACTTATTGACGCAATCGTTCCAAGCGAATTGTCTGATGATCAGGCTTTGGCGCTTTCAGAAGCACTAACAGATGCCCCAGACAACGTAAAACAAGAGTTTGAGCAGCAGATTGATGTATTTGGTGGTCAATTTGACACTTATGTAGCAACTGGTTCTGCAGTATCAGTGGGGGCACGACGCGTACTCGTAGCTGCAGCAGTAGCTGCTTTTGCTATGCCCATCCCTACTAGCTCTTCAAGGAAGCAATAATGATCGGTAAATTTTTAAAAGAAACATCAGCACTATCTTGGACCCTTGGTGGTACCGGATTGGTACTTATTACATTAAGTGGCCCAACTAAAGTATTGGGTATATGGATTTCAGTAATTTCGTTAGTTGTACACCTTATTGGTGTTGCATTTTCAAAAGATGAGGAGGAATCAGAGTGAAAATATCTAGTAGACTATTTAGTGTAGTTGCCATTACAATGATATCCGCAACGCTGCTTTCAGCTTGCTCTGATAGATACAGGAACCCAGAAGATGACCCAAGAAACCAGGCCACAACGGTCAATCCCGTCACGCAAACGCCTCTCCCCTGAGGAAATTGAAGCCAGAACACGAGCAGTTGTTATTATATGTTTAGTAAGTGTTCTTCTAGGAAGTGTTGGAGCTCTGCTCTATTCTTTAATTTTTGTTTACCAACCATCGGAGCAATCACCAAATGACGCAGCGTTTCTTAAAATCCTTGAGCCTCTTATGTTTAGCATTGGCGGCGCCCTTACCGGTTTGGCTGCTGGTCGTGCTATGTCTTCTGGTAAAAAAGATGAGGACGAATAAATGGAACCGATCTACATCCCCGTCGTAGTTGCATTAATTGGAGGACCAGTTATGTGGTTCCTCAGTCGCTTTGATAAGCGCAACACAGAACAGCATGACAGAAATATGCATGTACTTGATAAACTAGATATCAAGGTTGACCAGATGAACTGGAAAATAGACAAAATAGACGGAAAAGTAGATCGAATAGACTCTCGAGTTACTAACATTGAGAATACTAAAGCACTTCCTGAATTAAAAGTTACTAAACCACGCTCTAAGCGCAGTGTATAATTATTAGAACGGAATCCGGTTAAGGGTGGGCTATCTGAGGGTGGCCCACCCTATACTCCACGAGGTAGAATGGTCTTATGATAAACAAAGTTAACTATTCTATGTATAAGGGTCTACCGTGGGAAAGACTCATTATTGTGAAGGATAAACGCACACATCGCGTTATCCGACCAATTAGTGCACGTGCTAGTGTGCAAACAAGTACAACTGGTCGTAAGGAAATGACTACCTTTATTACTTCAGAAGGTGGCATTATGCTAGCCCTTACTGAAGAAGATACTGCAGATTTGCCAGTAGGGGATTTAAGCTATGATGTTTTAGCTACCTACGCTAGAGCAGCACCATACACTGGTGCAAGTGACCAAGTAACACGCCCCGTTGCAGCAGGTACAATTACTGTTACCGCATTAGATAACATTACGCCAATGGAGGATACACAAGCTATGGAAATCAGATTTAAACAGCGTGTTGATTTCCGTCGTAATTTTACTTGGCGCGATGCAGAAGACAATATATTAACTGTTCAAGATGCCTTTATGCAGGCAAAAGATAGCGCCGGAGCTAACGTTCTTGATCTTCGTTGGTATGCTACCAAGCCCTCAGAAGAGACTGTAATAGCCCTAACCGGTAGTCGTCGTGGTTATATAGCCCCAATATCTGGTGCAACACTAGAATTGCATGTATCAGATAAAAACACCGTTCCAGCTGGTATTTACCCATTTGACCTGTTTGTTAAAGATTCAGCAGGAGATTGGGATTGCTTAGCTTCTGGAACGGTAGTAGTTGAAGCATCAGTATCGGTTCCCCCAACATGACCACCGTAGAGGTTTCAAAACCAGCAAGTAAGTACACTACAGTAACTAAAACCAATACAGTATCTACTGTTGATAAAAGTACTGGTTCTAATGTGCTTGAAATACATGATCCTGGTGTAGCTGGGCCTCCTAATGTGTTAGCAGTAGGAACGGTTACTACTGGTGAAGCAGCGGTAAATATCACTGGTATTGCACCTTCTCAAGTTCTTAATTTTGTACTACCTCTCTCAGGTAGCTATTCTCATACACAAAATGTGTCATCAGCAACTTGGACAATAACTCATAATTTAGGTTACAGACCAGCAGTATCCGTCGTGGATAGCGGGGGTAACCATGTCATAGGTGATGTAAACTATATATCAACTAACTCTTTAACCATTTCATTTTCATCCCCATTTGGGGGTTCGGCTTACTTATCGTGAGGTATCATGTCTAAGTTTTTAAATAATATTGATCTTAATGGCAATGAGTTGCGCAACGTCAAGTTGCATAACTTAGGAACGGCCCCATCAATTAGTGCAGCAGCAGGTGGTATCTACTTTGATACCGGTTCTAATACTATTAAGTACTATAGTGGTGGTGCATGGGTAACAGTTGCTAATACTGGTACTTTGGCGCAGTTTGCTGCTACCACATCTGCCCAGCTAGCGACACTTATTTCAGATGAGACAGGTACTGGAGCATTGGTGTTTGCCAATACTCCAACTTTTGTTACCCCTATCCTTGGTACACCCCAGTCAGTAACCCTTACTAATGCAACTGGCCTCCCTGTTGCAACTGGTATTTCGGGTCTAGGAACAGGTGTTGCTACGTTCCTGGCTACTCCTTCGTCATCTAACTTGGCATCTGCTGTTACAGACGAAACTGGTTCTGGAGCACTTGTTTTTGGTACCAGCCCGGCAATTACCACCTCACTTACCACCGGTAGTACTACTTTTGCCCTTGTTAACACAACTGCCACAACAGTTAACTTTGCTGGTGACGCAACCACCGTAAGCATTGGTGCTGCTACTGGTACCACCACTATTAATAACAACACCGTTGTTACGGGCAACTTGACGGTTAATGGTACAACTACTACTGTAAACAGCACAGTTGTAACTGTTGATGACATTCTAATTGAGTTGGGTGCAGTAACAACCCCAACAGATGTTACCGCTGAGGGTGGCGGTATTAACCTTCTTGGTCTAACTAACAAAACCCTTACATGGGTTGGTACTAATACAGCCTGGACGTCTTCAGAAAACTTTGACCTTGTTACTGGTAAGACCTACAAAATTAATGGAACTAATGTACTTTCAGGCTCAACATTGGGTTCTGGCGTCACTGCTTCATCACTTACCTCAGTTGGCACTATTACTAGTGGTACTTGGAATGGTACGACTATTGCTATTGCTAATGGTGGTACTGGAGCAACCTCAGCTTCAGGAGCTAAGACTAATCTTGGTTTTACTACTAAGTTTGCCGAGGATATTGGTGATGGTGCTGCCACATCATTTACTGTTACTCATGGTCTTGCTTCAAGCGATGTACAAGTTTATGTATATGAAAAGGCCTCACCTTACGGACAAGTTTTCCCAGACGTTGCAAATACCTCTTCATCTGCGGTAACATTGTCCTTTGCATCCGCTCCAACATCCGCACAATACCGAGTCGTAGTTATTGGTTAATACAATAAAGGACAACAATGGCTAACTTTTTAAAATCCCTCTTTGTTAAAGGGATTGAAATTGACCCTGCTGGGGCTACAAGTGCTCAAGTATTGTCATATAACGGCACTAAATTTGTTCCAACAACTGCTGGTGTAGGTGCCCTTGGTCTTGACGACCTTTCAGATGTTTCTATTACAACACCAGCAGCTTATGAAACTGTCGTATATAACGGAAGTGGTTGGGTTAATAGTACTCTTCAACTTGGTACTAATACTAATGGTAACTACATGTCAGGAGTTACTGCTGGTACAGGCATTGCGGTAACACATACGCCCGCTGAAGGTTCATCTGCAACTATTGCTGTTGATGAAACTTACAATAGACTTGTTCCTTCTGGCTCAATCATTACTTGGGGTGGTTCATCCGCTTCTCCGCCATCAGGGTATTTGACTTGTGATGGCACAACTGTTTCACGCACAACTTATGCTGCTCTGTACGCTGTGATTGGAGATCGTTATGGTGCAGGGAACGGTTCAACAACGTTTACTTTGCCAAACTTTGCAAGTGGATTGATCCCTTTTTCTACAACAACTTTAAATGCTTCACCAGGAACTGGTACTCGGCAAACACAAACCGTCAGTACGGCAAATACAGCATCATCAGGTCACGCGCACACTTTCTCGTCAACAACGTCGGGTAACCAATCCGCTGATCATAGTCATAGTATTAGTAGCCAAGCCACCGGCAACGCAAGTGTTGATCACAGTCACGCACAGAATGCTGTAAACACAGGTAACGTATCTGCTGACCACTCCCATAGCGGTAACACCGGTTCAGAATCCCAAAACCACTCACACGTGTATTTCAAAGGTAATAGTGGTGCAAACGCAAACTCAGGTAATATAAGTGCAAACCATGGCCATGCTTTTACAACAGGTGGAATAAGCGCAAACCACTTCCATACAACAAATGCATCGAATACAGGCGGCCATAGTGTTACCCACAGTCATAACTTTTCAGGGAACACAGCCGGCATGAGCGTCAGCCATACACACGCAAACACCGCTGCGGTTTCATCAACAACTGCCGATACAGCCCACTTACACACCATAACAGGTACATATGTTGTGTACATAATTAAGACATGAATATAAAATGAGACTACAAGACGCAATTAGTAAACATGGAGCACCTGGGTTTTTCTATCGGACTCCAGGAGTTAACGATAGCAAAGGTGTATTTAGTTTTACACAACTTGTGAATGCCAAAGGAAAGTTTGAAGGAAAAAAAGTAGCAGAGGCTGAAAGATGTGACCGTAAAACTGCAATTGGGCCAACAGGCTTTCATGAATGGGATTCAGAACTAGGAATGTGTACTTGTGGTAGGACTGAGCAACCATACTTGTTGACTGGTCATCATCACGTAAGATTTGATAATATAACATCACTGTTTCCCGTTATGGAGTTTTTGCCGTATAGCGTTTTGATGTATATGGAATTAGAAGATTTGGCCGACGAAGTGTCCACAATTGAGGATTTTCATACGGAACACGCTAGAACATTGCAGGAATTGTTGAAGTTAATTCTAGAATGGGATTTTGCGTATAATGAATTAGGTAATCGAGAACATGTTGCTGAGGTGTGTCATGGCATTGTTTCTGTTTGGGACATGCCAACAGAGTGTGTTGACTGGTTAATGAACGAAATGCCTGCTGAAAAAGTCGGAAGATTTTTGATGGGGTTTACTGACGCAAGAGTTAGGCCAACAGAACCGGTTCCCGATATCCCTGATTACTTGAGTGAGTGGATGCATGAAAAGATTAGTACATGTCGTTCAATTGGTGAATACAAGTGACCAATTTTAGTACATTTCATAAAGAAATTGGTGTATCTGATAATGCGGGTATCTTCGGTGTATGTAGAGCTGAGGTAGTTCCAGGAAGAACTGGACGTTGTGATTCTAACAGAATGGGACCTGTTGGAAATCACCGTTGGATTGACGCTGAAAACAAGTGTGATTGCGGAAAAACAGAACCTTTAGATATAATTACAAACGATCACTACATAACTGTTGACATGATTTACTCATCCTACCCAGTTATTGCGGCTGTGCCATACGGGTTTGTAAGGCACATTGAATTAAACACACCTGAACAAGAAGCTAGATTGTTGCGCGAACCTCATAACTTGCGAACATACCAAGAGTTGTTGAGGTATTTGGTTGAATGGGCCTGGGCGTATGACCTTGGATCAAGGGAGGCAACCGCCACAGTTTGCCATGGTATGTTGTCGGTAATGAATATGCCACAACCTGTGTATGATTGGGTTGTAAACGAAGTGCCTTTTGGAAGATTAGGACGATTTTTGTCAGGTAATACTGATGCTGCGGCTAGAACAACTGATACAATACCACCACTGACTCCTGAAGCTCAGGAGTGGTTAGAACAACTAATGCGTGATTCCATAGAATATGAAACATGAGAGGTTAAAAATGTCTGTTGACATTCAATACTTGGTAGAAAAGAAGGACATGATTGCCGTTTTTGATGGTTTAATTGATCCCATCTTATGTAGTCAGCTAATTGCGGAGTTAAAACCACTTTGGAAAGCCATTTCTAGAGAGGGTCAAACAGCAGGTGGGCCAATGCCCCTAATGAAAACCAGTCTAGATGCTACGTTGTCAGCAAGCAAAATGGGTGATAATTGGACTGAAACCCTAGGTATGATTGAAAGTAAGATATATGAGGGTGTAACTTCTGCAGTTGCTTGGTATAGAGCAGAGTTTGAAGCTTTACACTCCTTAGATAATATTTTTGACACAGGGTTTCAGCTACAACAATACCCACAACATAGTGGGTTTTACCGTCAACACGTTGATAGTTTGCCAGATGATCCGGCGTCATGCAATAGAATACTTGGATGTATTGTGTATTTGAATACCATTGAAGTTGGGGGAGAGACTGAGTTTCCAATGCACGGTGCTTCTGTAAAACCAATTTCAGGTCGTATTGCTTTGTTTCCGGCAACCTTTACACATCCACACGTAGGTAGACCAGCATTGTCAGAAGACAAGTGGATTGTTAGTACATTTATATGTAACAAAGCTGTGCCCACACAAGCTACCCCTGTTGTACCACATGCAAACTTTGAAGATGTATTCTCACACCCACATGATGAGCATGGCAATCATGCACATGATGATCTTACCGGATTTGATCATTTTGATCCAACTGATGAATTTGAATGGCAAGAGCCAGGAGTAGTTAATGCCTAGGAATGACTTAATACAACTACGGCGTGATACCGCCGCTAACTGGACCTCTACAAACCCAACTCTTGCTTCAGGTGAGATGGGCTTTGAAACTGACACTGGTAAGTTCAAGATTGGTACAGGGTCTACTGCATGGGTATCTTTGCTATATGTAACTGATGCTTCACCAAATGTAACTGATGCTTCACCAAGAGGAGTGATGGCGTTCACTTCTAGAACAACACCAGACACAACTATCACAAGCGAAGAAGTACAGATCACAGGCTCATCATTTACTGCAGTAGCAAACCGCTACTACAAGATCACCTACTTTGAGCCTGCTCTTTACCATGGTAGTCAGGCTACTGCTACTGCTCGCATTAGATTAACAAACATTGCTGGTGCGGTACAACAATCATCATTGTCTTTTGCCTATATGACTTCTGAAGAAACAACCTGCGTTGCGATAACAACTCTTACTGCTGGTACAACAAACTTTGTTGCAACATTGCAAAGCAGTTCTGGCAATATCCAAGCGACTCGTAGTGCTACCCAGTATGCTTTCCTTTTAGTAGAAGATATTGGCGCAGATAATAACAATAATAACTAAGGAGACTAACATGTCAAACATACAAGTAGATATTAACAAAGTAATTGAATCTCTGGTAAACCAGATTTCACAGCAAGCCCAGCGTATCGCTGTCCTAGAGGCTACAATTGATGCTATACAGAAAACCCCAGATAAAAAGAAAACCACAAACAAGCCTGGTAACCAGGAGGAAGGGTGATTGTTCGTATGAGCCTTACACCACAAAATAAAGCCCTAATTGCTTCTTATGCAAGAAGTGTTCTTGGAGCCGCCGTTGCTACCTACACAGCCACACAGGACTGGAAGTTGACCCTAAATGCTCTTTGGGCTGCTGCTTTGCCTGTAGCTATGCGTTTCTTTAACCCCAATGACACTGCTTTTGGTAAGGGTGGAAAGTGAATTTACCCTTCATTAAACTTGTTGTTCCTACCGCCCTTAAACAGTATAAGAATGGTCAGTTAGCTGACAGTGTTCTTGCGCCTATTAAAACTGGTGGAAAGATGTATGCACCAGTTGCGGCAGAGTTCAACAAGATGTATGACGCAGCAATTGCTGCTGGTATCAAGCTAAAGAACGTTGGTGACTACCGCTCATTCCAGGGTCAGTTGTCAATGTTTATGGATCGTTATGTAACAAATGACACTGGTACTGGCGTTACGCGTCAATACGAGGGTAAGACCTGGTGGTTGAAGAAGGGCAAAGCTCCTTCGGCAGCCCCAGATCCAACTGGTCTTAAGGGTTCTAACCATGGTTGGGGCCTTGCTATTGACCTTGGTTACGACCAAGGTGGTAAGACCGCTTCGTTTGGTGTAAACGTTCCGGCTTTCCAGTGGATGTGTGCTAACGCCCCCAAGTATGGTTTTTACCTTCAGGGTAACAACCCTGCTTCTAAAGAGTTTGAAGCTTGGCACTGGCAGTACGCTCTTGGTGACGCTTCCCCCGATGGTTCAGTACAGTCTGCTCCAGTAGCAACTGCAGCCCCAGCTGTTGGTCCGTTGCTTTTTAATTATCCTGGAAAGCCAGTAGGTCTTGGATCAAAAGGTCCTGATGCTGCGCTTGTTCAGGCAGTCATTGGAGCAAAAGCCGATGGCGATTTTGGCCCTAAGTCTGTCGCCTCACTTAAGGCATGGCAAACTGCTCATGGTCTAACTGCGGATGGCTCTGTTGGTCCTGTAACATGGAAGAAGATGTTCGGCTGATAAGGAGCCTTTAAATGGCTGTTAAAATTCAATTAAGGCGTGGTACTACCTCTCAGT